AGTGCGAACCTATCCCCTGAACTACGCGATGATGCGAGAACTGTGGCCGGACTGGAATGCGACTGACGCCAGTGCCGGACTGTTTGCGGAGCGATGCGCTGACCTGAACCAGCGTGTCCTGATGGACGTGATCAAGCGGCATCGGTGCGAGCCTGCTGGCCAGTACAAGGAGCCGAAGATCCACCGGGTGCTTGAGATGTACGGCGAGGTCATGCGCGAGGGCAGTGTCCGCGCACAGTTCGCATCGCAAGTAGTGTCCACCGACCTGACGGCGGAGGAGGCCGCCGAGTTGGACATCGAGGCCGACGAGATCATCTCGACGGCTACCGACGAGGAGGTACGGGCGGCCCGGGCGCTGTACCCGATCAATCCCGACCTGCCGGGTGGCAAGCGGATGCTGGCCGCAGCCCTGCGGAGGATGCGAGGTCGGCGATGACGCAGGACAAGATCCCGCCCGACGTGCTGCTGCGCGAGGAGCAGGCGAAGCGGGCAGCAGCAGAGGATCGCGAGGCTCGCCACGCCGTGGTGGCTGCTGCCCTCGACGAGGCGCTGGTCGAGTTGCTGTCGGCGATGATCAGGGCCAGCAAGAGTTGTTCTTGCAGCAAGGGAATGAGGCGTCATCTCGTCGCGATCGTCGAGCGGTTCGGTAGGATTCGGGAGGAGGCTCTCGATGGCAGGAACTGTTTCGATCTCCCTCCCGCTCCCGAGGAGCAAGGGCAGTAACGGACGAGACCACTGGGCTGCGCGAGCGAAACTCGTCAAGGCAGACCGGGCATTGGCGTTCACGGCGGGGTCCACAGTGGCCCCGCCGATGCCATTCAAGGATGTCAGCCTGACGATCGCGTACCGCACGAAGGGGGCGCAGGCACCCGACTGCGACAACGCGATCAGCCGGTGCAAGGCGTACATCGATGGGCTGACCGATGCTGGCTGGTGGGTTGACGACCCGTGGCACTGGGCAGGACGCCGGTGTGACGATCACGGCCCGGTGCGTGAACCCGCCCGAGTGACTGGCCGTGCGTCCGGTGTACGAGACATCCGCAGACCGGAAGGCACAGGCCGAGGCCATCGGCTGGCTGGCTGCTGCGACTGGCAGTACGCCGGTGGAGATGCCAGCGTTGGCACCGTGGGACTACGAGATGGTGCGCGAGGGACTGGCCGTGGCAATCGTCGAGGTCAAGGTCAGGCGCTGCACGATGCGCGAGTACCCGACCTACATGGTGAGCGAGGCGAAGGCGCGTGGTCTGCGCGATGCTGCCATCGAGCGTGGCATTGCCGGGGTGCTGCTGGTCCGCTGGTCTGACGCCGCCGGGTGGCTGCGATTGGACGCTGGTCAACCCTGCAAATGGACGGTCGGCCTTGGTGGCCGGGTTGACCGGGGCGATCCTGCGGACATCGAGCGTGTGGTGCTGCTTCCGATTGCGTGGTTCGGGCTACTGGCTGTGCCAAGGGTCGGCCAATGAAAAAGCCCCCCGAGCGCATTGCGCTGGGGGGGCCGCACATGGAAAGACTGTGGGATTCTACTACTGGGGTTCGCCGTAGACGGCACCCGTCGCAGGATCCCTGTCTCCGTCGTCGGGGAATCCGTCGGGCTGTCGGTTGGGCAGGTCCATGAGGACGCCGGTGACGGTGAACCGCATCAGGTCACGGTGCAGGATGCGGATGATCTCGCTGCGTGAGGCCGCCACCCATGCTCGACGGTTGGAGTGTGCTACCCAGTACTGGCCGTCGGGAGATCGGTGCATACAGATGGGTGTCACAGGCGGTCCTCCTGATCAGAGATTACCCCGGGCAGGTCGGGTTCCTGCCAGTAGTCCGGGGATCGGTAGTAGGTCGGTTGCACACGGTCACCGCCCCGTTGACCGCCCCGGTCACCGCTACGTTGACCGCTACGGTCACCGCCCCGGTCACCGTGGCGCAAATCGAGGGTATTCACATTCACATTCACAGTCACAGACCCCCCCTCCCGGGGGGGTTGCAGGGGGGGATCGCCTAGGACGGCTTCTGCGGCCTTGGCTGGCTTGGACGACCCGAGGTAGCACTTGCCCACGTCGGACGCCTTGGAGCGCCTCCTAGCCGCCTTCCTGTCGATGCTGGCTAGCCACTCCGCCTCCTCCCATGCAACCCGGGCGGAGTGGGCTGCGATGCGCCCTTCCCGGAGCCGGACGGCCACGGGGTGGCGGGACCGGACGGCGTCGGCCACGTCACGGGGGCAGGTCAGGCTGGCCGTCCCGGGACGGTCGTCGAAATCCTGACACGGATATCCGTCATCGTTGACCCGGCACAGGTAGGCGTGGAACTGTGCCTTGCCTCGACGCCGCCGGTTGCGTCCCCGACCCTGTTGCTTATTCATCGCTGCGCTCCCATGCTTGGCGGGCCTTGGCGCGGTACGCCTTGGTCGCATTCTTCCGGTGGCCCTTCGGCCCGCCATTCCACACTCCGGCCACGGTCTCGATCGACCAGTCGGGAGCGTACCTGCTGATGTACGCGACGAACACCGCCTCCGCGTACTCGCGATCGTGGACATCGAGGTACTCGCGCTGGCCCAGCGCCGGGTTGTAGGCCACGGCATCGACCCACGCACATCGGTGGATCTGAAGCCTGCCCCGCGCCTTGCCACCGTCCCCGACGGCGGCGTCGGGGTTGCGGTGGCCTCCAGTCTCGACCGTCTCGATGGCATCGAGGATCCGGCGAACGTCGGTCCCCGGCGGGGGCGGCACGACGAGCGCCACGGCGACGAGCGCGGCGATCATGCCACACCCCGTGCGCTGTGGAACTCGTAGCGAGGTTCCTGCATCGAGCAGTGCTGCACTGCGCCAAGGTGCGCGTCCAGCAGGTTGCGGACCGCACCGCGCAGGGTGCGATCGCTCGCCATCGCAAGGGTCTCCCACTCCACCCGGCGGGTGGACTGGTTCGGGATGCCGCATGAGTCGAGGTCCATGTGGGTCGTGGGGATCCCCACGATCACGGTCACGCACTGCGGCTCGCACAGGACGCGCACGTTGGCGCGGCGCAGGAGTTGGGTCAGGTACTGGTCGTCGCGGGCGACCACGCGGGCGCGTAGTTCGCGCCTGATCAGTCGGATGCTGTCGGTCATGTGTCTCTCCATGTTGAGGGTTGGGGTTCAGGCATTGCCGCCACGCTGGCGGCGCTCATGGTTGGCGTGGTCGGTCGCGATGCGGAGGATGTCCGCCCACTGGTCCCCAGCGAGCAGCATCAGATCAGTGACGATGTCGGTCGCAGCCTCGATCGAGGCATCGTCCAGCCCGACGGGCGCGTCAGCAGCGAACATCAGGTCGGCGCGGTCCGCGAGGTCTGCGCCATCGAGGCCGTCGGCGACGGCCTGTTCGTAGTCCTGCGCGTCCATGCTGCGGACGGTCAGGCTGGTGGCGGATGCGTGAACGTCTTCAACGATTGCAATCAGGTGTCGAGCCATTGGTCTCTCCATGTGTGAGTGAGTGAGTGTCCTGCACAGTGCAGGGCAAGGCACCCCGAAGGGTGCCGAGCCGCGTACTGGGTCAGCCCCATTCCTCCAGCGCGGACTGGACCTGCGTCCAGTCAACATCGGCGAGGCGGTCGCCGTCCGGCGTCACAGGCTCGCCGTCGATCGTGTCGAACAGCGCCTCGATGTCACGCCGCAGGTCGGTCGTCGTCGTCGTGCGGCGGGCGATCCGGCGGGCGCTGGACTCCAGCCCCTCGTCGTTGCCCAGCCACAGCATCAGGTTCCACGTTGCGCGGTTCGTCCAGCCGTTGTAGGTGTCGTCCATGTGTGTGTCTCCGGTTGAGGGTTGAATCAGCCCCACAGCCACTGCTGCTGGGGGTACAAGATCGTGACATCGGACAGCGCATCCGCCGAGTCGGGCAGGTACGGGCGCTGCTTGACTTCCGCCGTCCCGGCCAGCACGGCAGCGCCGATGTCGGCCAGCACAGCACGCGTTCTTTCGGTCACCGCGTGGCTGTCTGCCTTGCGGACCTGCACGGTGTACCGGACGCTGGTCTTCGACCCGACGAACCACACGCCGCCAGTGCCACGGATGCGCCAGCGGCGGGTGCCGCTGGTGATCTCCGTGGTCACGTTCGGCGAGGTGAACGCCACGAAGTCGCTGCGGGGGATGCGTTGCCCGTTACCGCACATTGCGGTGAGCGCGGCGATGTATCGATCGCGAAGGGTTGCCATAGGTCTCTCCATGTGTGAGTGAGTGGGTGAGTGTCCTGCACGGTGCAGGCCAGCCAGCCCCCGCAGGGGCTGGCGTGGCGAGCGTCGGGCTGGTCAGGCGATTGCTTCAAACGAGTTCCACCACTGCTTCATCAGGTCGTTGTCGCCCCAGTCGGCGACCGACTCGTCCTTGGCGACGGCGGGCCACTGGATCAGGTAGACCCATCCGACCTTGTTGCAGTCGGCATCGACGATGGTCAGGTTGGCGTCGCCACACGCCCCGACGGCCTTCAGGATCACGTCGGTGTCGTTGGACGGGAACTTCAGCGAGTCGGTGTAGTTGGCGCTGTCGGCAAGGAACAGGCTGCGCTCGCGCAAGAAGCCGCAGAGGTGCGATATGGCGCATCGGGTCGGGTTGGGCATTGCAAGGCTCTCCATGTGTGAGTGTGAGTCCCGGACAGTCCGGGCCACGCCGCCCCCGTAGGGGCGGCTAGGCCAGTGCTGGAAGGTGTCACTTGACGCGGTGCAGGTGGAAACTCACGCCCGTGGCCGAACGCAATGCCTGTGCAGCCAGTCCCGGGCGAGCGATCGATCGGTGGTGACGCTCGTCGTTGGCGTTGCCCGTCCGGCTGTGGGCGATGACGTGCGCGGCCACGTCGGTCTCCCATTCCTCGATCGGCGGGATCGCGTCCATCGCCTCCTGACGGGACGCGAAGTAGTGATACGTTGCGCTGCTGTTGGTGTAGACCACGCCGACAATCCAGTACGGGGTGTGGATCGGCGGCACCGCGTCGCCCCGGCGGCGCAGCGTCGGCTCCACAATCTCGCGGACGGCTTCGGCGGTCAGTTCGGTGTCGCACTCCCCGGCGGCCAGCCGGAGTTGCTCGACGAGGACATCGACCAGCGCCGCCTTGGAAAGGCGGGCGAGGTAGGCGGCGTCGGGGCCGGGAACGGTGTGGGGCTTCTTCAGGGTCATGCGTGTCTCCATGTGAGTGTGAATCGAGGCATCCTGCACGGTGCAGGGCAGGTCGCCCCGGAGGGCGACGAGCCGCGCATCAGGCGGGGCGGACGGCGGGCGTGAAGTCGATGTGGTTGTCATCGATGTCATCGTCGATGCGGGCGGTGGCACCGTCGGGCATCGTCCAGTTCCACGACTTGCCGACGCGGCTGATGCTGGTCCCCCCAGCGAGGCGGACGAAGGCGAGCGCCTCGCGGTGGCTGCTGAAGGCAGCACTCCACTGGCCATCCATGCCATCCGCCATGCGGCGGTAGCAATCGGCGGGGGTTTCCGGCTTGACGGTGATCATGTTGGGGTTGGTCATGGTGGTCCTCAATCGACGAACAGGGCTGCGATGGCGAACGGGACGATCGCGAGGGCGATCACGACTTGCAAGGCGAAGGTGGCTTCCATGTGTGGCTCCGTTGTGAGTGTGAATCCTGCACGGTGCAGGCCATGCGCCCCGGTCCGGGGCGGCAGGCTCAAACCGTGGGGCTTGAGGGTTGACTTGTCAAAGAGAACCGATCAGCAGGTGATCGATGCACACACAGTAATGCACGGTACTGCACAGTCAAGGGGGTGGAGGGCAGATTCTGAAGATTTTTTCGCGGGTCTACAGATGATCAGGGAATCGGGGCTGTGGAATGCACAGCAGCATGGGATTGCCCGAACGAACGAAGAGGGGTGGACCAACCCTTGAAGAGGCTGCGGAGATCGAGGGACGGAAACTCGCCTTCCTCGCCGCGCTGCCCTCGCTGGGTGTCACCGCTGCTGCACGCGAGGCTGGCGTGGCGGAGTTCACGCCCTGCAAGTGGTACGCGAACGACGCCAAGTTCAGAGCCGCGTGGGATGCGCTGGAGCCGCTGACCGCTAGGCGGTTGGAGGCCATCGCCGACGCCGTTGTAAATGGCGAGCGAGAGTTGAACAGTAGCGCCGCGCAGATCCTGATGTTCCGGCTCAAGGGGTTGCGCCCGTCGGTCTACCGCGAGCGGTCCAGCGTGGAGCACACCGGGGCCAACGGCGGGCCAATCGCGATCGAGAACGGCGAGGCCAGCCGGGGCGCGATGATGCTCGCCGAATGGAGCGCCGCCATGCTGCCCGCCCCGCTGCCCGCCATCGAGGCCAAGCCGGAGGGCGACGAGTGAGCGAGGCAGTGGCCTTCGCCGTTGCGCTCGCCGTCGTGTGGGCGCTGGCCGCAGGGCAGCGGCGTGACTGACCCGCTCGCCATTGTTCAGTTCCGGCAGCGCATTCTGAAGGCCACGGCGGAGGAGCGGCCACACCTGCGGGCTGCCTTCGCCAGCGACTTCGCCGCGTGGTGCGATGCCACCGCGTGGACCTTCCGCGTCAAGGAGGTCGGCGACGATGGGCGCGAGCGCCCGGTGCGCCAACCCCACGTCCCGTTCATGCTGTGGCCCTGC